TGGAGCGGGCGATCGGCGGGGCGGAGAAGGCGGCGAAGGATGCGAAATCGGCGTTTGCAGCCGTGGTGGGATCTGCCGCCTGGCAGGGCATCGCCGCAGCCGCAGCCGGCGTCGGAGTGGCCATTGGCCTCTCGACTCGCGCAGCAATCGAGTTTGAGTCCAGCATGGCCGATGTGGTCAAGGTGCTGGACGGCGTTGAACCGGCCGGGATCGTTCAGATCAAGCAAGAGATCTTCAGCCTGGCTAGGGAAGTGCCGCTGGCGGTGAACGAGATCGCCGCCCTTTATGCCGCCGCTGCTGGCTCTGGCGTGCCCCGATCAGAGCTGGAGCAGTTCGCCCGCGACGTGGCGAAGATCGCCGTTGCGTGGGACATGAGCGCCGCTCAGGCCGGCGAATCGATCGCCAAGCTGAGCGCCAACCTGGGCCTCTCTCACAAGGAGACGATGGACCTGGCTGACGCCATGAACTACCTGGCCAACAACATGGGCAGCTCGGCCAGGACGGCTGCCGATCTGACCGACTTCATGCTGAGGGCGGCATCGTCGGGCAAGGCTGCGGGGCTGGCAGCCACTGAGACGGCAGCGTTTGGCGCCGCAATGCTCAGGTCTGGCGCCCAGGCGGAGGTGGCCGCCACCAGCTTCAACAATATGATTCGGGCGCTCAGCCGTGGCCCATCCATGACCGAACGGCAGGTGGACGCACTGCGCCGGCTGGGCTATCAAATGGCGGACGCCAAACAGGTGGAGTCGCAGCTGACCCGTGAGGCTGAGGCCGCCAGCCGCCGCCGGGTGGACGCAGCCAGGGAGCAGAAGGATCAGGTCATCCGCCTGGCCCAGGAGCAAAGCGACCGCCGCATTGAGATCGCCCGCGATGAAACCGATCGGCTGAGCCGCGAGATCAACCGCCGATTCCGCGATGAGCTCACGGCCCTGCAAGACGGCTGGGAAGATCAAGCCAGAGCCCAGGAGGACGCGGCGAGGGATCGCGCCGACGCGCAGATCAAGGCGCTGCAGCGGCAGGAGCGGGCGGAGGTTGATCGCATCCAAAAGATCGCCCAAGCCCAAAAGACCGACGCCACTGCCGCAGTCGATCAGATCCGCGATGCCTACGAATCACGAATCGACGCCATCCGCGATCAGCTGGACCGCGAGATGACGGTTCAGCGCCGGGCGGCCCGCGACCGACAGCAAGTCATCCGCGATGAAATGGATGATCGCCGCGACATGGAGCTGAAGGCAAACTCTGATCGACTAACGCAAGTTGAGAAGCAAGAAGATACTTTTATGGAAACTCAAAAGTCTGCCGCTGAAAATCGATTTAAGGCTTTAGAGGACGCCGAGAAGCAATACCTAGAACGGGCCAAGGTCACAGCTAAGAAGACGGGAGAGGAGCGAGCAAAAGCCGATATGCAAGGGTTTACCACTACGTTCCAGAAAAACGCGATCGGCACTATTCGAGATGTGTTTGCTCGGATCAGGAACCTGCCCAAGGAAATGCAGATCTCCGTTATCAGTGATGTATTTGGAGACGAGGCCCGAGCACTGGCGCCGCTGATCAATAATGCAGAGTTACTGGAAGGCGCTTTGGGTCTAGTCGGAGACAAGGCTAAGTACGCCGCATCGGTCAACGATGAATTTATAGTCAAGCTGGCAACAACCGCCAGCCAGATGCAGTTGGCCAAAAACCAGCTCGACATTTTGGGTATTCAGTTTGGCGAAAACTTCGTCAAAGCGCTGCAGCTTGCGATGAAAGCCCTTGACCCTGTGTTCGGCCTGCTGGTCAAGATTATGGAACTGCCGGCGGTGGGGCCGATCTTTGCCGGCCTGGCGGCTGGGTTCGTTGCACTGGCCGCTGCCGCTCCGTTCCTGGTTTCGCTGATCAGCCTGTTTGGCACACTAAAGGCCGCCCTGGCTGGCGGCGCCATCGTTGCAGCGCTCAAGACGTTTGTGGGCGCATTTGTGTTTGCCATCAGCAAGGGCCTGATTCCGGCATTTCTCGGATTCATCAGCTGGATCGCCGGCACGTTCATTCCTGGCTTGCTGGCCTTCTTGGGCCCTGTTGGCTGGACCGTGCTGGCCATCGCCGCCGTCGTGGCCATGGCGATTGCGTTCCGCGAGCCCCTGACGCAGTTTGTCTCCTGGCTGTGGAAGTGGACGGAGTTCGCCCGCGAGCCGTTCGTGCGGCTGTGGGATGCGGTGGTGGGCATCGTCACCGTCAGCCTGAACACCCTCACCGGCGCAATTAAGGCATGGGGCAATGAAATCCGCAAGATCTGGAGCGGCGATTTCTCTACCCTGCAAGGCATCGTCGATACGTGGCGTGATGCGGTGGTGGGTATTTGGACTGCCATGGGTAAAGCGTTCAAAACCTATCTGGTCGAACCGATCCGCAACGCTTGGTCAACCCTGACCGAGTTTCTGCCCCGGGCGATGGAAACCGTGCGCAATCGGGTGGTAGGCGTCTGGACCTATGTGATCGACGTGATCCGCAACGTGTTCCGCGGTGCGATGCAGTTCATCGCCAACGGGATCAATTCCCTGATCGACAAAGTAAACTATGTGATCCGGGGCTACAACAGCATTCCCGTCGCCCCAGACATTCCCCAGCTCGGCTACGTCTCCGTCCCCGCCTTCGCTCAGGGCGCCGTTGTGACCCGCCCCACCCTGGCAATGGTAGGCGAGGGCGGAGAGGATGAGTACATTATCCCCGCCAGCAAGATGCAGGCCGCCAGCTCCCGCTTCCTGGCGGGCGCCCGGGGCGCTGACGTGATCCCTTCGCGTGCCTCCAGCCGCTCCGAATCCGGTTCTGCATCCCCACAGATCAACGTCACCACGGGCCCGGTGATGCAGCAGCAGGACGGCTCCCGCTGGGTCTCGATGGATGATTTCGAGCGGGGCCTGCAGCAGGTCGCTGAGCAGGTGGTGGGCACCCTGCGCACACCACAGGCGCGCACCGCGCTGGGGTGGAGCTGAGCGATGGCCAGGGCACAGGCGCAGTTCCTCAAGCTCACCGACACCTCGGGGATCGTGCGCGAGCGCTGGCAGTCCTACTGGGCCACGCAGGTCACCTGGAGCTCAGCGCAGTGGGACTACGTGGCGTTTATCGCTGACGGGTTCGTGGAGGGCGACAGCGGCACGGAGCAGGCGATCAGCGTCAAGCTCCCCGCCACACCCCGGGCCGTGGTGGTGTGCGAGCGGGCGCGGGCGGCAGGCTGGGTCGCTGAGCTGCAGGTCTACCAGTTCGATGATTTCGCCGCAGCTGCTGGCCCAGTGGCAGGCCAGGAGCTCGTGGCCCAGTTCAACGGCCAGGTGGTAGGCGCTGCCGCCACGGTCACCTCGTTCACCCTGGAGCTCGGCAGCGCACTGGCCCCGGTCGGTGCAACGGTGCCGCCCCGGACACTGACCACAGCGCTGATGGGAGTGGGGTGCCGGTTATGAGCTCATTCATCCGCGGCACCGACCCCCTGGCCCTGCTGGCGATCCAGGCCGGCCAGACCCCGACGCCATCGGAGCAGAGCGGCGCAGAGGGCAACAACCCTCTCGACGTGCAGCAGGCTGCGCACGTGATCGGCGATCCGGTGCCGATCGTGTTCGGCCGCAGGCGGAACGGCACAGGCGGGGTGTTCATTTCGCCGAAGGCCACTGAATGCCGGTTTGAGAACGACACAAACAACGCGGTCACGGCCTACTACCACCTGGTCCTGAGTGAGGGCCAGATTGGCCAGCTTCAGGTGCGGGACGTGTTCCAACGCCAGTGCCGGGTGGGCAGCGCCGCGCAGACCTACGACCGCCGCGCCGGGAGCTGGGAGCCGGCCAACGTGATCCAGCTGCGGGAGGGATTTGACAAGCCCGAGGCCACCTACCACTGCGGCTCGGTCGGCCGTTACCGGGGGATCAGCACGCTCTCCTTTGAAGTCACGATCCCTGACGGGTTCGACGTGTGGAACCGCCAGGTTCATGTGTTCGTGCGGGAGGGCATGGATGTGAAACGCTGGCTCGACAACCAGGCCGCAGCACCGAGCGATTCGTTTGCCGACCTGGCGTATTGGCTGATGGACAAGTCGGCCCGCATCCCGCTGCCGCTGATCGACACCGATTCGATCACCGACGCCAGCCGGTTTCTCGACGCCAACGACATCACCACCAACTGCTGGATCAAGGAGTCGATCAACTACAGCGACCTGCTCAGCCGGTGGGGCCGCTACCACCTACTCAGGCCAGCGACGGCGAACGGGCGGCAGGGCCTGAAACCGCTGCTGCCGGTGAACAGCGACGGCACGATCAAAACTACGGCGCTCACCGTGGAGTACGTGTTCAACGACGACTTGGTGATCCCTGGGTCCGTCGATATTCGCTACAGCGATTGGAGCAGCAGCCAGCCATTCGTGGCGCAGATGATCTGGCGGCAGGAGTTTGAGGACTGCCTGGGGATCATGCGCACCGCAGAGGTGCGGTACCAAGGGACAGCAGAGAACGGCCCCTACGAATCGCACGACCTGAGCGCGTTCTGCACCCGCGAGGATCACGCCGTAAAGGTCGGCGCCTACATCCTCTCCAAGCGTGTGCGCAGCACCCACACGATCCGATTCAAGGTGCGGCCTCAGGCGCACAACACCCTGCTTCAGCAAGGCAGCATCGTGCGGGTCCGGCTGGCGCGGGATCCGTTCAACGGTGGCTCTGTGTTCCATGACTACATCTACCAGGTGGAGCGGATCACCAAGACCCTGGCCGGCGACGTGGGCTATGAGCTCAGCCATATGCCAGTCGATTCCCAGCTGCGCAGCCTGATCGCCCTGGACGTGGTGAACGCGCAGGGCACGGGGTATCTGTACGACTGCAACCTGACGGGCCTGGGTTGTGATTTGAACTCGCCAGAGGATGACGACGAGATTCCTGACGATGATTGGACGATTCCCGATCCTGACCCGGGCGGGGAGATTACGCCGATTGATCCTGATGTGCCGATTGGCGGTGGTGGCGGCGGCGGCGGCGGCGGTGGCGGTGGCGGCGGCGGCGGCGGGCTCCCTGAACCCGATCCCAACCCAGGCGACGCACTAGATCTCCGGCCAAACGTGGTGCTTGCTTGCCCAGCACCGCAACAAAACTCCTTTGAGGGACAGCCGCCGCAGGGCGTGCCAGAAGACACTCCGACCGTTGCAATCATTGGCAACCTAGACCTAGACGGCAACGTGGTGCCTGGATCGGCGGTGCGTGTGCCGAGATCAGGATTCTCCATCCCGGTCTTCCCGCCTGATGAGCTTGGCTCCAATGCACAGGGCGCCAATGACTGGAACTACCGATTCGTCTCCTTTGAATATGAAAATGATGGCGAGACGTATATCACTGATCCGTGTTTGCTGGTTGATTCTGAGCCAGAACCGCCTCCGGGAGACGGCACTTACGATGTCGGCGGCAGGAGCTTCTCAATCACGATTACAGAGGAGGGATCATCCACGTTCTGCGAATGCATTGCAGGGGTTAACACAGGAAACTGCACAACGACTGAAATAAATAACACTGCAACAGATACGCGGCAAAATGTTCAAACCATAACTGTCGAGGGTTTGGATTGGACTGGTGGAGATGGCAAGGAGTGTGGTTCAGGCCCTGCAAACTATGCTATCCCGGCGCTTTTTGTAAGCGTAGTTTTACAGAGCGGTGTAACATCTTTTGTGTTTTCTGCGTGGAACGGATCTCCTTTTGTGCAATTTAAAAGCGTTCAAATGTCCGTAACTCGCACTGTAACACTTACTTTTGACGATGATCCCGAAAATCCCGTCCTGATCACAAGCCTTCCGAAGATCTCGTGACCGCTTTCCCCACCCTGGTCCCAAGCTCCCGCACCTTCACCCCTGGCGAGTATCCCGCCACTGCGTTCAGTGGATTTAGCGGCGCGCAGAATCGGGTCAGGCACAGCAACGTGCTCCTCGCCGCTCAGCTGCGCCTCACATTTCTGGGCCTGACACAGGCGCAGATGCTCGACATCTGGAACCACTACAACGGCCGGCGCGGTCAGTTCAGATCGTTTGACCTGCCGGCTGAGGTGGCGAGCTACGGCAGCATCACCGACTACGTGCCCGGCAACTACCTCTGGCGGTACGCAGGGCCAAGCTCGGTTGAGGATCTCCCCTGTGGTGGTCACAATGTCAGCCTGACGCTGGAGACAGTGCCGCCGACCACCGCCAGCGTGGTGGGCGCTGATCTGTTCCTGCGGCTGCGGCTGAGCGCTGGCGTGGCCGCTGGCGGCGAGTATGCGCCGGGGGTTATCGAGACGATTGCGCTTAGTTTGTCCGCCGGGGCTGCGCTTGTGCAACTTGATGGCGTATTTGCAACCCTTGCTCTTAGCCTGGCCACGGGTGTTGCGATTGGCGATTCGAGCGCAGATGGAACGACAACCGAAGGAATTGGTTTTTCTATTGCTACGAATGGTGCTTATAGCGCAGGCGTCCAGGGAATTAGCAAGGCGATCACGCTGGGGATTGTTGCTGGAGTGGCTGAAGACGGAGCAGGGCCGACCGCCCAGTACGAAGTCTTCCTCTCCAGTGGCACATGGGACTGGACTGCCGCAGGCAGCCCCAGCACGGTTGACGTATTGCTGGTGGGCGGAGGGGGCGGGGGTGGATCGCGTTCGGGTGGTGGCGGTGGTGGTGCCGGGGGGTTGCGTGTTGTCACTGGTGCAAGCGTCAGTGGAAACGTCACGGTGACAGTTGGATCTGGAGGCGCTGGGGCGTCAAACGCAGCGCTTGGCCAAGGGTCTGATGGCGCTGCAAGCTCTTTCGGCGCTGAATCTGTTGCCGGTGGCGGTGGCGGTGGGGAGGCAAATATAACAAACACCGCAGGAACTGCCGGCCGCTTAGGTGGTAGCGGTGGCGGCGGCGGTCGCAATGATGCGGCGACATCCAACGGTGGCGCGGCAAGCCCAACGGGTCAAGGCAACGCAGGCGGAATAGGCGGCGGCGGAGTCGCATTCGGCGGTGGCGGTGGCGGCGGAGCTGGTGGAGCTGGTGGCAATAGAGCGGCAGCATCCAACGGGTTAGGAGGACTTGGCGGGCTAGGGATAGCGCTGGAATCGCTTGGATGGACGCCTGAATCAGGCCCTGCAACTGTTTGCATTGGCGGCCAAGGCGGCAGGACTAACGTCTTTGGATCATCTGGCGGTCAAGGTGGTGGTGGCGCCGCTCCGACCGACCAAAATGGAACCAGCGGCGGAGCTAATACTGGCGGTGGTGGAGGTGGTGGTTCATCTACAGGAGGCGGAACCGGATCTGGAGGATCAGGCGGCTCAGGCCTAGTAATCGTCCGCTGGATAGCCTGACCCTAAACCCTTCAGCGCCATGGCATCCCTGATCTACAACTCCTTCCACGAGGATCTGGCCAGGGCCAATATCGACCTGGACACCAACACCTTCAAGATGATGCTGGTGACCAGCAGCTACACCCCGAACAAGGACACGCACGCCGACCGGGCCGACGTGACCAACGAGGTGGCGGCATCGGGCGGATACACCGCAGGCGGCAAGACCGTGACCTGCACCGTGGCCCGCGACAACGCGAACGACCGCACCACGCTGACGTTCGCCGCCGAATCCTGGGCCAGCTCCACGATCACCGCTGCCGGCGCCGTGGTCTACAAGTCCACGGGCACCGCGGCCAATGACCTGCTGGTGTTCTACAACGACTTCGGCGGGAACGTCACCACCAGTAACACCACCTTCAGCGTCGGCAGCAGCGTCATCACCCTGCAGAGCTGATGGCCAGTTTCCCGGCGATCAGGCCAGCTCGCCGTCGCTATGGCTTCGGGTTGTTCCCCGTCACCACCGAGACGGGCTTCGGCGGTGGCTCGGTGCGGTTCCTGCATGGCGATACGCGTTACAGCGTGAACCTGGAGCTGGTCTACGAAACGATTGGCCAGGACCAGGCCCAGGAGATCCGCGATCACTACCGCGGCCAGAACGGTGGCGCCCGGTCGTTCCTGCTGCCGAACGTGATCTGGGCAGGCCACAGCGACCCGGCGAACATCGTGCCGCTTGGCACGGCTTGGGTCTATGCCGCTGAGCCTGCGGAAACCCACCGCAGCGGCTTGCTGTTCGACGTGACAGTGCAGCTACTGCAGGTGATCTAGGGCGGGGTCCGCAGACTGAGGCAGCAACCGCAGCATCCGTGGGACCCGAGTTCGTCGTTGCCGCTCTCGGCCTCTGCGGCGCAGGAGTCACAGCCCTCTGGAAGATCGCCAACGGCTTGGGCAGATTCGAGGCCCGGACCACCACCATCCTGGGAGGGATCCAGGAGATGCTCAGAGACCACGAAGAGCGGCTCAGGGACGTGGAGCGACGGTCGGAGGCGGGGCGATGAAATCCGACATGACCCGTCAAGCGCCCGCGTGGCTGGGAGCCGTGACAGCCGGCCTGGCGATCGTCGGCGGCGTCGGCTACATCATCGATTGCCGTGTGGCTGGCAAGGATCTGGACAGCTGCTGGATGACCGGCCACAGCATGATCGCCCGCGCCTCTGACCTGGCCCTGGGCGCGGCTGCGGGCGGAGTCGTGGGGTACTGGACCAAGAACCCGGCCCTCCACCGCCGCGAATCCAGCCGCCCCACCGACCCCGACGCATGACGCTGCACCCGAACGCTGACCTGCTGCTGGGGCTGGCGGTGTGGACCCTCACCACCGGCTTTGCAGAGCTGGTCGTCAAGCCCACCTGGCGCCGGCTCTACCGCCGCGCTGATCACGCCACTGGCGACCGCCTGCCCGATCTGAAATGACCTTCGCCACCGTTCGCGGCGCCGCCGAGCATCTCGCCCGCGCCGGCACCATCACCCCTCACCAGCTGGCTGCCCTGGGCCGACTGGATGAACGACTGAGGGATCACCCGGACATTCTGCAGGAGTTCACGGACGGCTGGCGGGCGCAGGGCAGCCCTGCAGCGCCGGCACCGCCGGCCGCTTGGCTGGCACCGGCCCGCACGATCGTGCGCGAGTTCGAGGGGTGCCACCTGAAGGCCTACCTGTGCCCGGCCGGCGTGCCCACCATCGGATGGGGTTCGACCATCATCGCCGGCAAGGTGGTGCGCGAGGGTCAGAGCATCACCCAGGCGCAGGCTGACGCGCAGCTGGACGCCGATCTGCAGCGGTTCTACGACGGCCTCGCCCGGGCGATCCCTGCGGTGGCTGGCTGGCCACCGAACCGGGCTGCGGCGTTGGTGTCGTGGACCTACAACGTGGGAGTGGGGGCGATGCAGGATTCCACCCTGCGGCGGCGCATCCTGGCGGGTGAGGATCCGGCGCAGGTGGTGGCGGCAGAGCTGCCCAGGTGGAACAAGG